TACTTTCCTTAAATTGTGCGTGTTGTTGCTCAGCTGTTTCTTGCTGCTTAGTATATCGGTTGAAAAAGTCTGTAGCTTTTTGTTGGTCTTGAGTAACGCCCGGTCTCAACTTGATCTCGTCGTAATATTTACTCTTTGTCTCTTCCAAATAGCTTTTGGCTTTTGCAACTTCTTCTTTAAACGCAATTTTTTTCTTGCGCACATCTCTTTCTTCGTCAAGATCTTCATCTACGATGAAATCCTCTAGAAGCATATCAATATCTTCGCCTTCTAAATAAGGCTTTTCTTTTTTATAATACTCTTTTAATAATGTAATATCATCTACCTGAGAGTAATCAGCGTTAAGCCTAGTATAATCCTCTATTGTTCCACCTGTGTCTTCCATGAAAGAAACTAGTTTCTCAATGTTTTCAGGAAGTTCTTTACCTAATATTTTTTTATCTTGAACAGCTTTTTCTACTTGAGCTTCAACTTTTTCAGTCTCTGTTACTTCTTTGATTGGAGAAAACCCTTCAGTAGTTTCGTTGGACTCTTGTACAGGTTCTCCCACCTCTGTGCTATTTCCGGATGGTTCTTCCACAGATACTTCCTTTGTTTCTCCGATTTGAATGGCATCTTCTTCTTGTTTAGGTATTACTACTTTTGTAACCTCTGGTGGTAAATCAATCAAAGGTTCTTTAATGTTAACTTTAACAGGTTCATCACTTGTTTGTGTTAATTTTTTTGGAGTTTTCTTTTTAATCTTAAACTCACCTTCCTGCTTAACAGGTTCATTTGTTTTTAATTCTTCTGACATAATAAAATATAATTAAATAATTGTTTACTTTCTACATGAAAGCCTGCATACCCTGATCGGGTTGATTTTCAAAGTCTATAGGTAAACTATCGTTTTGCCTTTGACTTATAAGTTCACTTTGTTGTGTAGCTTCCATTCTGCTACGATTATCTTTACGATCTTCAATAGCACCTTCTTTTTGCTGCACCATTTGAACGTCCATTTGTTTTAGTTGCAAATCGTATTGAAACCTTGTTTGCATTTTTTGTGCTTCTAATTGAGCTGCAATTTCCATACGTTGAATCTCCATTTGGTTTTTAGATTGTTCAAACTGAACGTTTGCACCCATTATAGCCTCTTGCTTCTGTACTTCAGCCATAGCTGTTTTCTCTGCAGTATCTGCTTGAGCTTGTCCTTGAGCTGCTATATTAGCTTTTTGATTAATTTGATCCTGCTTAGCTTTAGCTTTACGCTTTATTTTAAGCATTTGATTTGCTAGCTTAAGATTTTTAATCTGTCTTAAATCGATAGCATCTTCAAGATCAATACCGCCTGACTGTAATGCAACTTGTATATTATTCTCTAATTGAGCTTGCTCTTCTTCGTCTGGCTCTAATTCTAAGAATATACCAAAATCGTGAAGATTTAAATTTATAATCTCTTCTAAAGTTTTTATATTAAATGTAGATACAGAATTTTGTAGAGCACTTCTAGTTAGTGGAAATTCTAATGCGTCAGCTATTTTAAGCGCAACGTTTTCGGCTAGTTTAAGGGTTATATAAAGACCAGACTGATTGATATGTCTAGTTGCTACGTTAGACGCGTTAGCAGCCATCTTTTGAAGCCCTACTAATGAGTTCTTTTCCATAGACGAACCGTCTCTAGCTTCGTTAAGCCCTGTCACATCGCGTATCATCTGTAAATAATATTGATACGTTTGTATCAATGCATTAATCTTAGCTTGACCACTTGAGCTGTTTAATTCTTGAATAGGTACTTTGCCTGGATTCATATCACCGTCTTGAGTGAGCGATCTACCAACAATAGAACCTGTTTGGAAATACATATTTAATGCTTCTGCCGGGTTATAGTTAGTTCCATTACCAAGATCAACTTCTGCAAGTCCGTCCATATCTAAGTAAACACCATCTGGTACCATTCTAGATAACACCTGTTGTAATTTTAAATGTGTTAGCTGAATCATATCAGCAAATCCAATACATTTACTAACTAGAGATTCAATACGTCCTTTATACATTCTAGGTGCACATAAAGCATAATTCATTTCTACTTTAGTTGTATCAGCTGTAGGTCTAGACATGTTTTCTGCTAGTTCCCACTTAACCATTTCATTTGAGCCTAATACTTTAGCTCCTGTATACAAAACCTCTATAGATCTTGACACTCTTTCAAAGTTGTCATTTTCTGGTGGATTAAATGAATCTGGCTTCTCTAAAGCCTTCATCAACCCTTGTGGAGTTTCTTTTATTTTAAATACTTGATTATGGTATGTTTTATAATCAAAATATAAAACTTGAACAGTGTTCGCGTCATAATTACCCCAACCAGTTATATACTGGCTATTACCTGGCATCGACTGAATTCTTTCAAGCTCTTCTTCTGAGATGTTAGGAAATTCTTTTTTAAGCTCAGGTATTGTTATAGACTTTACTTCACCCACGTAGTACACGTCGTCAAAGTTAGGATCTTCAGTATAAGAATAAACTACATAAGCTGGATCTACATAATCTACTGTAATTCCTTCAGCTGTATTAAATCCAGTTTTAGCACATGCAATACCTAAAACAGTTAAATCCATGTTTAGCCTTTTTCTAGTAAGGTCGTATTTGTTTTGTGCAAGCACAGATGCTATAGCTTCTTCTTCCGCTATTTCTATCGACTGCTTATAACTTAATTGCATGTGAAGCTCTAGTTCGTCTTTAGATTCAGGTACTATATCAACGCTTGGTGTTTGATATAAGTTTATACCAAGAGTTTCTTGTAAACTATCTAAATATTCTTTAGCCACCATATCTTCATAAAGCATAGAAGCATAGTCAGTTCTTTTCTTTATTGAAGCTGGGTCTTGAGCATAAGCTTTAATGTCGTAAGACTTGCTAGATATACCGTTCACTACAATATCTACAAATTTAGATAATATAGGTACTGGTTTCCAGTCTAAATTTAAATAAGATAAATCACCGTTTATAGATAATTCATCTTTATATTTTTGTATTGATTGCTCACCTCGAGCATATAATCTTAATTGGTGAAATTGATTCCAACTAGTTAAATATCTGTTACCATTAGTACGACCTTGTCCAAACCATTCGTATTCGATAGCTTGACCAACTTGCGTTCCGTATTCCCAGCTTGCTTTTTCTGCATCGCTCACTACTTGACTAGGAAAAGCGCTATTGGTGTTAGTATATATACCCATTTAACTTATTATTTTTGATGTTGAACCTTTATTATCGTACTTTTTAAAACCTAAATCTACTGCCTCAGGTTTTTGTCTAGGCGCGTTTGGCGCATATCTATGTTTGTTACAAGCCATTAAGGCAAGTCCTGAACTGATGGACGCATCGTGCTTTGTTCTATTGTTAATATCAAACTTAGCCCAATCTTCTAATGTTTTTTGGAAATATACATCTCCATAACCTGTTTCTTTTAAACCTACAAAATCATTGATGTAAGTTTCAATTGCAGCTGCATGCGCTTGCTTTATATCTTCACTTGAATTTGGTATTCCACCTAACTCTCTTTCTGTTACAGATAATTTATTGTATTTTCTATCAGGTCTGTTTATTGAATAGCCTCTATAGCCTCTTCTTTTAAAGTAATACAATAATCTAGGCTTATTGTTTTCAGCTAATATTGGCATCCCGTAGAACACGCAAGCCATTAGAACATCTTCAAAGAATATCTCAGCAGTCTGAGGCCTAGCTATATATTCTAAAAAAAACATATTAGCAGGAACATCCTCCATTGAAAACTTTGTTAAACCGTGAAGAGAACCTTTGGACCCTCTGCCGTCCACAGTCCCTGATATATCATATGGATCACAGCCAAATGCTCCACAGTGCTCATTGCCAGGATTATTAGTACCATTTTTTATATATCTTTTATTTTGTAAGTGCTTAGGCGGAACCCAGCTAACTAAAAACCTACCATCTTGGTTTGGTACAAATATTACTTTAGTATCTTGCTTAGCGTTTTCCCATTGAAAACTTCCTTTTGTTACATTTATTGAGTTCTTGAGATCTTCGTTAAAATCTATTTGCTCGTATATTTTTGTTAAATTAAATAGAGATTGTTTTGATTCATCTCTAAATGCATGCTTAGTTGTACGTGGAAACTGTCTATAGAATTCGTTTAAACTGTCTTGATCAGATTTTAAACCTTCTACTTCGTTGTTCCAATAATCTATAACTCCTTGCGTTATTTTATCACCAAGCGGTCCTTCAACTTCTTTCTTTGGTGTGTTGAATACAGGAAAGCCATAAGAGTCAATGTATCCTTCGTAGTTCCATTCCATAGGTATGAACAAAGAATAGAGTCCTGAGCGAGTCTGTCCGTTGGCGTTTCTTTGTGTAACATCTGAATCATTGTAAAGTTTTTTAAAGTTTGATCCTCCTTTATCTAAAGCGTTTGAGGTACTACCCATCATACACTTGCCTATAATTCTTGAACCTAGTCTTAAACAAGTTCTGGTTACTCTCCAGTTGTTTAATATATTTGTAGGTCTTTCCCACTTTCCACTTTCATCGTGTACTAGTAGTTTTAATTTCTCCCCGTCGTAGGAGTTGTCGCCTGTGTTCTTCCAGTCGATCGTTGTGTCAAGACCCGTGATCTCTTGTAGCTTCTCGTTCGAGTCGAGTTTCCGCCTCGTGAATTTTGATGCCGGGACTCTGTAAGCCAGTTCGGTTTTTGGACGATCCATACCGTCCTGTATGGGTTTGAAGAAAAATGGATAATTGACTGATATTGGTACAACCTTGTCTGTAAACATCTTCTTTGCATCAGGTCCAGATTTTGACAATATACCAAATCTAGCATCTGTTGATATTGTTGCTTGGTTAACAGTCTCTCCTGATGCCATGAATGAAAACCCTGATCTTCTATTTTTAAGGTAGCACATCCCGTAGCTTCTTGTGTCTGCTTTGCAAGCTTCCCAAAAGATGTAGAATAACCTGTTTGACTCTCGAAAGTCTGGCTGCCCAACGTCAATCTTACTCCACTGCAGGTACATATAGTTAGTGCCAGTAATATAAGTAGACTTACCTTTGTTAATGAACCAAAAACCTTCTTCGCGCCTTGTAAATTCTTTATCAATGTAATCATACCATTTTTCTTTAAAGTCTAATGGGTATTCTTCCCAATCAAACACAGATTTTATTTTGCTTAATTCTTTAGGATATGAAGTGTAAGTCCATTTGTTGTTTTCAAACTCTACAATATCTTTTTCTTTAGGCAAAGCAATCATAAGACCTTGTATCTTATATATCTCACCTATTTCACCAGTTTTACTAATAACTATTAAATCATGCTCGGCGTTATAACCGTAATCCCACTTCTTATACCTGTTAAGTCTTTTTAAAACCTTAGGTTTAACGTGATCTTTTAAAACCTTATATAAACTTTGCTCGTACATTACTTAGACCTTCCTTCAGCAAAACCTCTAAAAGACTTTTCTTCTTTTATTTCTACAGGTTTTTCGTTTAACAAGTTTTCTTCTACTTCTAATCTATTTAGTATTTCAAAAGCATCAAATATAGCTAGCTTTTTAGTAGCTGCAGCATTTTTTAATCTATCTGCTGATATGTCATCATCTGAATCAACAATAGCTTCTTTAGCTACTTTGATCAGTTCCTCAACTGCGACTTGCCCAGCTTGGATTATATTCAACTTCGTTTCCTTGGTATTCATATT